TAGTTAATATAACTAGATCAGGAGATGTTATCCCCAAAATTTTAGATGTAGTAAAACCATCGTCTAAACCTAAATTTCCTAATACAAATTGGCATTGGAATGAAACAAAAATAGATATTATTCAAGATTTTAATGATAACAACAGTGATGTAAAGATAAAACGTATCAATTATTGGTTAAAAATAATGAAAGTAAAAAATTTCAATGAAGCTACTTGTAAAAAATTAGTTGAAGCAGGTCACGATACCATACCTAAAATCCTAGATCTTAAGATAGAAGATTTTAAAAATTTACCTGGTTTCGCTGATATCTCTTCTAAAAAAGCTTATAATACACTTCATAAATCTTTGGAAAATATAGATGATTACTGTAAACTATTGGTATCTTCTGGTTGTTTTGGTTTTGGTATAGGTGTTAATAGAATAAAATTAGTATACTCTTCTTATGATCATGATGAATTTATAAAGATTTGTAAATATTTTAATAAATCTAAAAATAAATTTTCAGTAAACTCTATTTTAAATGAAATAGATACCGAAAAAGATTTAAATGAAAAAGATTTCAAACTCGTACTACAAAAATTTGGAAAATCTTTAGATGAAGATGACGAAGATAATGAAATTATAAAAATTTCTCAAAACGTATCTCAAAAATGTAAAAAAATATACGATAAAATTATTGATATTCAGGGATTTTCTCATAAAATGGCTATAAAAATGGTTGTAGGTATAATGAAATTTGATAAGTTCTATAAAAATATAGAAAAACATATCTCTTTTGAAAATTCTTCACAAAAAATTGAAAATTCTTCACAAAAAACTGAAAATAAAATTTTATTAAATAAAAAAATAGTTATATCGGGTTTTAGATCTGAAGATTTATCTAAAGCTATAGAAAATATTGGCGGTACCATATCATCAACTGTATCAAAAAATACATTTTGTATTATCGTAAAAGATAAAACTAGTACAAGTCAGAAAATTGAAAAAGCAAAAAGTTTAAACATTGATATTTTTAATCTTGATGAGTTTGTTCAACGTTTTGAAATTAAATTGTGATATATTTATAATAAAAAAATTTATATAAATAATATTTATATAAATTAAATGTCAGGTAAAAATATAGCCGGTGGAATTGCTCACGGTTTGGCTGGTTTATTTGGTTTAGGTAATCTTTATGATCCTATGGGTGAACTCAGAGGCGAACTGTCAAGTAGTGTAGCAAAATTAAATAATATGACAGCTGGTGAAAGTATAGCAGCTGTAGAAGGTATTTCTAGTGAAATAAAAACAATGTATAATGCATTGAAACTAGATCAACAAGTTTCTGATACTATGAATAATCTTAATAATGGTTTAATTTGGAATAGTATTAAACAAGAAAATTTATTTCTAGGTGTTTTATCATCTGTAATTATTATTATTGTTTTTTACTTATTAATTCAAAAAAAATGTTGTTAAATATTAAACATATATAAATAAAATGGCTTTTGCAATGATAATGGGAGGTATGGCTTTGTTTAGTATGGCAGCTTCTGTAACAAATTCAGGAATAGATGCAGGTGAAAATGCCGATACTTTAAAAGAAAAAATAAAGAATGTTAATGATACTACTAAATCTTTAGAAAATAGATGGAACTCAGTAATAAAAGATAATGCAAAGTTTACTAAAGAACTTGAAAGTCAAATGAGAGATGATTTGGATCAAATACAAAAATTATCAGACGAGTGTATTACTAATAAACAACTATTTGATAAAAATTATAAGAATATACAAATTGCTGGAGTATTATTTGTAGTATTTATTTTTTTTATTCTTATATTGAAAGAAGTAGGTATAATTGATGCTATCCAAGATGGCTTATCTGCTAAATTTAAAAAAAATTAATTTAATTTTTATATAAAAATTAAATTAATCTATTTGTTATTTCTTTTCTTTATAGCTCCAGATACTATTATATAAACTAAATAAAGTAGTAACAAAGTACCTCCTATCATTAAAATAATTTTCATCATCTGCATTAAAAAATTTTCAATTCCTTTTGGTATTAATTTAGAAAATTTTCCTATATCGTTTGGTATAGATGCAATTATACTAGTTGGACTAAATTCTTTATAAGAGTAATACACAGATGTATTATCAGCACTGATCACTGAAGTACATGTAGGTCTATCAGGACTGACGTTACATGTACAATATGGATAGTTTTTATTATCTGAAATTTGACAAAGGTCTTGTAAATCAATTGTATTGGTTTTATTGTTATTTTCCGGAGGTCCGCAATTACAATCTCTAGATGGCTTTCCGTTACAATAATTAATTTTATGAGATTCAGTACCTTTATATTGATAACATCCTGTTAAATCACCTGCAATAGCCTTTAATGCAAAAAATGCAGCAAGTATTCCTAATCCATAGCGTAATAAACTTCCATATTTCATAATAGATTTAAATTTCTTATAATCATCAACACCCATCTCTCCTTCTACTTGTGTTTTTACTTTTTCATCTAATTTATTATTTAATTCTTCAAACTTTTCATCCATATTTTTTATTACGTTTTCTATTTCTTCTTCCGACATTTCGTTTAAGTTTTTTGATGATTCTTTTGCATATTCATTTAATTCATTAAGCTGTTCTTTAACCTCTTTTAAATCACTGGATTCCAATATTTTTTCCAATACTTCAGTTGTACTTTTATCAAGAGCTTCAAATCTACCTTTCAATGTTTCATGAAATTTTTCTAAAACTTCTTGACCTACATTACTTTTTAAGTCATCTATCTGTTGTTTTAATTCATCTATATTTCCATCCATATTTTCTAAACTATCAAATATTTTATCTATATTTTCCGGATCAATACCCTCTTTAAGATTTGATTGAAGTTCTTTCTCTGCTTCTAACGATATTTCTTTTATTTTAGCATTTTGTTTTTCCAGTAATTCTTGTGCTGCTTCTTGTGAATCTGCTGTTCTAATTTCTTCACTATATTCTTGAGTAATTTCATTTATATTTTCTCCATATTCATCATATGCTCTTTCTGCCATTGCTTCTTCAGCTTCTGCTGCGATTTCTTCTGCCATTTTTGATTTTATTATATACAATTTATTCTAAATTAAATAAATAAAAAGTTTGATTTAAATTTTGTAACATTTCATCCCTAATATTTAAAAGATCTAAATCTTCTTTTTTAAGCATTTTAGTTAAATCGTATTGAAGCCAATTTCTTATGATTAATAGTATATCTTTGATAGAAGAATCGTCAACATTTAAAAGAGGTATAGTGGTCTTGTTTTCTAATAATAAAGTTTTATTCCATGAACCTTGTATAGTTTCAACAAACATATCTATATTTTTTTGTGTTAATTCATAAAGCGTATCAATAGCTTGATGTCTTGAAAAGGATTTTGTTTGCCAGTGATAAATTCTTAAAAGATTACTATACATTAATAGCGTAGATACTATTTCACCTATTGATTTTTGATCATACATTATCTTTACTTTATGATTGATAAAAAATCAAATAATTATAATTGAATATTTTTCAAATTCATTATCTATATTTTTTTGTTTTATTCGTTTTATATGCTCTATATCTTCATCCCACCACTCGTTTTCATATTTATTATAATACTCTTCAACTAGATAACAAACATAATTTTCATTTTCTTGATGTCTATGAAGTACTGGATATCTATACGGATCCGTATTACAATATAATTTTTCTAATTTTGGAAATATTTTTAAGTTTAAATTTTTTTCTAAGAAATCACTCGAACAATCTATCATGAAAAGTACTAAACATTCTGAGAATACAACATGTTCTCTTATATCTTGACCATCTTCTCCATTATTTAAACAAATTATCTTATCTTTTATTTCTTGATAAACTTTTGGTTGAGTATGAAAATATTTCATATCTAGATATACTAAACTATCATAATCACTATAATTTGTATCAACAGAACTTTCAGTCTTTTCCGAACTAACCGAAAGTTCGCTATCCTCACAAGACGAGCTTACTCGAATTGTATCCGGCCGCTGTGCGGTCTCCAATGAGTCCGTCTTTGACGGACGAATATCCTCACAAGACGAGCTACTGAGTTTTTCAGATCGTTCGTCACTTTCAGCGAGTTCTATAATATTTTCATTTGTAGAATTTTTAGAAATATTTAAAGATTTTATTTCATTGTTAGTATAATTATATTCAGAAGTTATATAAGGTCCTAATTCATTGCGTTGAAAATAGTTTTCTTCGTAATCTAAAGATTTTGGGGTATTATCTTCACGAACAGAGTTCACTCCGAGAGTATCTCCACGAGAAAGTTCGTCTTGAGATGGATCTTTACAAGTGTTTTCGTCGTTTTTTTGAGAATTTTTTGATTGTAAAAAACATTCACATGAATATTTATATATATTATCCCATAAACATTTTCTATTATTTAATATTAAACTACTTATCATTATATTTATTATATAATATAATAATTTGTGTATAAATTGATAATTCTCTATTTATGTTAATAATGATTTAGCATGTTGATAACCATAAGAAAACATATTAAGTCTCTTTTCTGAATCTACATTAAATTGTATAATTTTAACTTCATCATAATTAAAAGTTATTATTTTACTCTTATCACTATTAGATAAAGCTATTTTATAATTTATTAACTCATTATATGCTATACCTGATCTTCTCATTATTCTTTCTAAAATATTTTCATTTTCTTTTATAAGCTTATCTGGTAAATTTATCATAGCCATTATTCTTTTACCTTCATTTTCTGCAAGCTGTATAGGAAAATTATCTCCTAATCCTCCATCTATATATACCGAGTTTTCATAAATAAACTCTTCAAATACTTCAGGTAAGTTAGATGACATCCTTAACGCTACGAGACACGGCATATTAGGTTTGTTTTTATAAGATATATATTCTGTTCTACCTTCTGTCTCATTGTAAGTGGAAACTATTAAAGTTTTCTTAAAATCATCATAAAGTTCTCTTAGAGTTATTAATCTTCCTATTTTTGATATAGTCATCTTTTCTAAAAAATCTTGAATAAGTCTAAACGATGTTACTCCATTACCATTAAACATTTCAACTAGATTAAATGAATTTTGAATCTTTTCAAATATATATCCATTAACTGATAAATAAACCAATATTTCCAATGGTTTATATCCTATACATAGTAAATAACAAATTATAGATCCAGATGATGTACCTATAAACTTATTTAAATCTTTTGTTATATAATTTTCATAAAAATACTGTAATCCTCCTAAGATAACAAAACCTCTAACCGACGATCCTGCTAATAATAACGTGTCATAGTTTTCTAATATAGTATTTTGTTTATCAGATTCATCATTTAAATTAGTATCATTTGAAAATATATCCACAAGATGATCTGGAGATTTTATTTTTTTATTTTCAGTCATAATCTATTATTGTCTATATTTTATAAATCTTTAAATTCTTGTTCTAAAATTTATCTTGTAAAAAGATAAACATGCAAAGTTCCTACTCAAAATTTATAAATATAGGTTGTGATAAAATTATTTCTAATGATATATACAATGATCATTCATTAAATCCTGTTTTTACTTGTATGGGTAATACTCTTCACGATAGTTTTATGTTAGGTGCAACTTCTTCTGTAACAGACTCTAATAACGAAGAATGTCAATCCTTTATGTCAGATTATTGCGCCTTAAATTGGGACAATAGATGTGAAGCTCTTTCTCATAGTACTTCAATTGCATCAAATTATGCATCAATTTTACCTAGTAATAATTCTAAAATAGGTGAAATATTGGTTTTTAATACAGCAACTAAGAAATATCTCTCTAATCCTAACCAAATAAGATGGTCTTATACTCCTTTTAATCCTTTGGTAGCAGACTCTCCCCTCGTAAGAAAATTTATTTCTGGATCTCCTAAACTTCAGGTAGACTCGAATATAGATAACGACGTTTTAATGGACAAAATTTTATTAAATCCTCAAAAATACTTATCTATTTTACAAAATATTTATCAAACTATGAAAAATAATAACACTTTAGATTCAATTCTTCAAAATACAAAACTAGGTCTCTTTTTTAGAATGAATAACGACATTTTTAACTAATTTTATATTCATATATTTTATAAATATAAAATTTAATCAACAACCATACTAAAACCTTGACTTGTTTCTGTGTTTTTATCTACTCTAACTACAAGTACTCCGTTTTTATGCGTAAGTTTTACACTATTTTTATTTGTAATAGATATAGGTAATTGGATATTCTTCTCAAAATTTCCATAATAAATTTCATTCTTAATAACTTGATGATCATACGGCTTATTTCTTACAAAAGAAAGCTTAAGTACTGTACTCTTAAACTCTACTGTAATATTATCTTTCAATACTCCAGGCAAATCAATATACACTAAAAGTTCTTCATTGTTTTCAACAATATCATATCTACTTTGTAAACAATTAGATGGATTCAAGATGTTATTAATCAAATCTCCTGTATTATATTCGCTTCCATAAATTGTTCTAATAACATTCATAACTTGATCTAAATTATATGGGTTTGTTGCACTACTCATTTTTTATTAATTTATTTATTTTCTTAAATCTGTAAATTAAGTTTTATCTATACTATTTTTTTAATTATAGATAAAACTTATTTAATTTTATATATGTATTTATTTTCTTCTTCTATATTTAGTGGATTTTCTCTTAGACTTTCTCTTAGACTTTCTCTTAGACTTTCTCTTAGACTTTCTCTTAGACTTTCTCTTAGACTTTCTCTTAGACTTTCTCTTAGACTTTCTCTTAGACTTTCTCTTAGACTTTCTCTTAGACTTTTTGGGTGATTTACGTACACCTCCGCTAGGTGGAGCTGAACGTTTGATGGTAATATTAAATTTATTTGCTGTATGATTAATAGCACCAGAAAGACTTGGCTTAGACCATAATATCCATTTAGACCAAAATCCAGCAGAATCTATACCAGATTTGGTCCAATTTTCACGTCGTCTATGTCTATTTTCATAACGTTTCATTCTGTCTTTGTCTTTATGAATTGTGTAATCACTATATCCTTTGGCACCAAAATGAACAGTTTTTTTAGAGCCGTTTGGTTTGAAGATTGTTACCATGAATTTTTTACCATCACGGTTAGATCTTTGAAGATATACTGTAGTTTTTGTCATTAATAAATTAATACTTTTTATTATTAAAAAGAATTAATTTTTTCGACTTACTTTCTCTGATGGACTATGTTTCGTTTATTAAAGACACGAGCAACATATCATCTTAAGAGATCAATGCGAACTGGGTGTATAATGCACCCCTCCTTTTGGCGTCGGAGCATGATTTTTATTATAAATAATATGATTTTAAATCTATTATGATGTATTTATATTATCTAAAATAACATCTAATTTTTCAAGTTCTTCTTGTGTTTGTGTATTTTCTGACTTAATTAATTTGATAATGGTTGTATGATACATAGCTAAAATTTTTGAAAATTTTAAAAACTGATCTTCTTGTTTATTTTTTATGTTTTCATATCTATCATTATCACTTGTTAAAGAAAATTTAGTTTGATTCTCTTTTGTAATTTCTATCAATGAATCGATTTTGGATATTATCATATCTAGTTGTTTACTATATTCTACATTTATCTTTGAAGGTGATTTATCTTTGTAATTATCGGATTGAGATTTTGATAAAATATCCATATTTTTAATAGATGTTATAAGTTCATCTATTTTATTATTAAAAGGTTTATAATCATTATTATCTTCTGATAATTTTTCACATAGATTTTCAATACTTTCTATTAATGGTTTTATATTTTCTCCTCCATCTTTTGAAGATCCTGCTAAAGATTCTCTACCACTTCTTTTTCCGAAAGAAGATTCTCTTCTATGGAGAGGTACTATTCTAGGAGTTTCATCACGAATGAATTCGTTTCCAGTGAAGGATTCGCTTACGAGGGATTTATTGTCTTCTGGTATACTATTTGATGTTCCAAAAGTATTCTGAGAAGATTTAATTGAAACAGATATATTTTCACCTAATTTTTTGAATAAATCTTCTAATTTACTATCATTTGATAAAAACGTATCTAATTTTTCTAATTTTTCTAGAATAGATTTATTTAGATCATTGGTAACTTTAACTTGATCGTGTAAATCTTTTTCAGAATCTTTGGAATCTAATTTTTCTAGAATAGATTTATTGATTTCAATTAAATTATCCAATTTTTCTGAAATATCTTTAGAAGAATTATCTTCTGAAACTTTAGTAATAATTTCTGATTGAGAATTTATACCTTTCTCTATATTAGTAAGTGATTCTAAAACCTTTTCATCGTAATTAATCTCATCTTCTAACTCTTCGTTTCTTTGTAAAACAGGTCTCATTAAATCCCTTCTATTACTTGTTGGGCGACTACTATATCTATTACTGCCATGATATGGAGGTCTTACTTGATTGTTATTTACTCTTCTCATTAAGGGTTTTTGATGACGATGTTTTGTTTCTTTAAGTTTTATAATATTTAAAGAATTGATTTATGTTATAAAAGCCCTATTGGCGCAATTGGTAGCGCGTAAGACTTCTAATCTTAAGGTTGTGGGTTCGATCCCCACATAGGGTGCTTGCTTCATTAGCTCAGTAGGTAGAGCGGCAGGCTGTTAACCTGTAGGTCACTGGTTCGAACCCAGTATGGAGCGTATGTATACATTTTTATGTATACATACTCTATATAAAAATATTATTTACATATATCTAATTTTTTAGGATTACTATCAACACCAAATTTATTCTTTTTATAAGGATCAAAAGATCCGTCTTTTGTACTTACATAGGTGAAATTTGTAACTCTTTGATTTTTTCCTTGAAAAGCTTTTGCAGTTTTACCGGCTTCTGAATCTACTGGAACATATCCTCCGATACTTCCTTTATTAAGAGATAAATAACGTTTCAAATCTTTTCCTGGATTATCGCTTTTAAAATCTGCTGTTAAATCTAAAGTTACAGAAGTAGCACATGTACAATTTGTTGGTCTACTATTAGATTTTACTGGAGGCATATATAAAACTTCAAAATCATATGCTGGTTGTACAACACTTCCATAAGCAGTAGGTGTACACGTAAATTGTACTGTAGTACAATTATAAGGATAACATGATAAAGCATTTGTAGCTGCTTTACCTGGTCCTCCTAACGATTGTCCATAACCAAAATAACATCCAAAAGGCCAATTAGTCTTGAAATTTTCAAAACCAGTATCACCGCATGAATAGAATTCTGCAAATAATCTTAATGCTGTATCTTCATCTAATTCTAATTTTTTACCATACCACGTTCTATATAATTCTTTACCATACATATCATAGTAAATTGTAGGATCTTCTTCTGAATTATATTTACCGTAAATTATTTTACCTGTTTTAGGATGAACTCCTGCAATACCATCTACAAATGGATTAGGTACTCTATCATACAAATATCTACCTTTTGGATATCCATAAAATTTACCATTAACCCAACCACATACTAATCTACGATTATCCCTTATTGTAGTTTTGTCTTTTTTGGATCTTTTTGGATATTCAGGGTTTGTTTTTGTTCTTGCTTTCTTCCAGGCATCTGTAGGATCATATCCTCCGAATTTGTTTAATTCACCAACGATACCTCTTACTTTATTCAAATTATATGTTTTAACATCAGGAACTTTATAAGGATTCCAATAAGTTCCTCTTTTCAATCCCATCAATGAAGCAATTTGTTCATTTAATGCATCCTGTCTGCTATTAACAGGTTGATTTGCGCCACAACCAACACTATCAATATCTTTTACTTTTTGACCCATACCAGGTCCTCTTTGATTTAAACACCTGGCGAAATCATTACTCATATCAGATTTGGAATCATATTTATCTGAACAAGGGCAATCTTTATTTACTTTACCGCAAAATCCTACTCCCATCATACCTGTTCTTGGATCTCTAAGTCCTGGCTGACAATTTTTTCCAGTTCCACATGATCCTGGAATATCTGTACGCGATTCATATTCTAGTAATAATTTTACACTCCAAGCTGGATTTTCATAATCATTTTGTGTTGGTTCTGAAGTATTATCTAGATCATATCCTAAACCACCAGCTCCCGGTGGAAAACCGATTTTATCTGTACATGGAGAAAATCCATTTGGCCATCCTATAGGATAAAGTTTACCTTTTGAGGAGTTTTTTCCTATACCTTTTGGTGCATTTAAAAATAAATCAACATAATTGTAACAATAACTAGTTTCACCCATATTCCAAAATTGACCTAAACCTTGTGAGAAATAAAACCATTGAGGTTTCTGTCCGCAAAAAGGATCACCGCCTTGTTTTCTATTTTTATTATTAGGTTGAAATTTAGGCAACTCAAAATTTTCAAGTGTACATTTAACATTAACTGCATCACAACCAGTTGGCCATCCAGATATTCCATGTTCTTGAGGGAATTGTAACATTTCAACATAACTATTTTTTGGAAATCCTCCTAATCCATATCTTTCGTTTGCTATTCCATTAACAGACCATGGAGGATTTTCAGAAAGAACTTGTGGAGAATTACGCATACCTCTTCTCATAGTAGATTGAATACAATCAGAAAAAATTCTATTACCAAAGAATTTGCTATGTGGTGGACATTTACCTCTTATTTTTTCATATCCTGGACAATCTTTAGGTATTTTTCTTGTCATTACTTCATCAAATGGAAAAATTTCATTTCTTTGGGATGTCATATTTGTAGAACCTGTTAGTTTATTATGTTTAGGTCCATAATCTTGAATATGATTTTTCCAATATTTACCATACCAACCTCCATCAGGTTGTGTTTCGGGTGTAGTGATAAAATAAAAAGTAAGACATCTATAAAATGCAGTCAATTGATCATCTGTTAATTTTTGTAAATTATCTAAATCTATCATATAATATACAGCATTAATATAAGAAAGTAACTTGGATCTCTCATCATTACCAGAACATTTAGATTTATTTTGTTTAGAAAAATCACTTAATATTAAATTTTTATAAATATCTGATTTAAAATTACTATTTTTAAACATATTACTAGGCCATTTTTTATTTTCCAAATCATATTTATCTGTTATATATGGAAAATCTTCATTGCGCATAGTACCCGTAGATGACGTCAAACATTCATTTTCAAAATCTTCATTAATATCATGAGGAGGAACAGGTTGTGGTTGAGGTGGTTGAGGTCTTAATTTGTGTTTTCTTGTACACAACAAATATATTATAATACATAAAATTAATACTAATATTATTGATCCTATTAATACAATTTTATTTTTAGAAATATTTTTTTTATAGTAGTTCATTTATTCAAATAATTATTTTTTTAAAAAAAATAATTATTCTAGTTTTGGTTTTGAAATAGAAAATTGTGATATAACTGTTTCAGAAGTATCTCTATTTTTTGATATAGTAACTAATACAACACCTACAATAACTAAAACTATACCTGCTATTTCATACGGTTTTATCTCTTTCTTTTGAAAGAAATATGCAATTATAACTAATATAGATAAAGCTACTGGGTATTTGATAACAGAAACTAGATGTATCTCGTTTTTACTAACTAAATAATACCACAATAACAAATTTGAAACTATTAATACAACTAAAACTATTATTTTAATCCATGTATCACTTGATATTGATTTTATGCTTGATATTATATTTTTTCTGAAAATTAACAAAAATAATGAAAAAATAAATATCAAAAACGATTCAATACAGAAAAATACATAATTATCAACTTTATCCAAGATTACTTTATTCAAAAATAAAACTAATGAAAATATTATAGAATTTAATAATATTATAGGTAACATCTCTTTTAATAAACTTAAATGAATATTTTTTTTTATTAAATAATATGATAGAAATTTTTATAATAAACTTGGAAAAACATATTGAAAGAAAACAAAATATAATCAATATTTTTAATAAAATTTTAAATATTGACCCTTCCTTAAAAGAAAAAATTAATTTAAATTTTATAAAAGCTTTTGACGGTAATTTATACCAAAATTTTTCTAAATATGATAATATCATTTCAAGAGATTGGTATGACACATGGTCTAATAGAAGTATTACACGTGGAGAAATAGGATGTACTTTATCACACCTAAATATATGGAAAAATATTATCAATAATAATTTTGAAAATTCTATAATTTTGGAAGACGATATATCCATAAATAATTATGACTCTTTTGTAAATTTTTTGAATATTATTGTATCCTCACAACACGAGAAAGACAATGAAACCTTTATTCGTAATTATGACTTCTTTTACCTATCAAGAAAAAAAATTGGTACAAATATAGAAAAAAAATTAGACAATTTAAATAACATCTTCTATCCAGAATTTAGTTATTGGACAAATGCATATTATTTATCATTACAAGGCGCAAAACTTCTATATTCTGATAAATTATCTAAAAATATAGTTCCAGTTGACGAATATATCCCTTATATTTACGGAAAAAACAATAATCATATTTTAGATACACTATTTGGTAATTTCAAAGGTTCTCTAAAAAATATAGGTTGTTTTCAAGATAATATAATTTCTCAATCAGGTTTTCAAGATAGCTCAACTTATTTTTCTTTTTACCCTACATCACACACCATAAATAATAATACAAATATAACTACTATAACAGTGGCTTCAGACCTCAACGACGCTGTAAAATCATATCACGCTTCTTGTAGAAGTTTTGGTATAAATCCAGTAATATTAGGTCTAAATAAAGAATGGAAAGGTACTGATATGACTTCTTTAGGTGGTGGTCAGAAAGTTATTTTACTTAAACAGTATATTGATTCTATTGATTGGAATGATAATCATCTTATATTGTTTACTGATAGTTATGACGTTATATGCAATAATAACATAAATATCATAAAACAAAAATATATTAATTTTTATAACGGTAAAATAGTTTTTGCAACAGAGAATTTTTGCTGGCCTTCAAAAAAATTATCTAATAAATATCCTATTCCTCACACAGTTGATAATAGAGTAAAACAAAATATTTCAAATAAATTTCTTAATTCAGGTCTTTTTATGGGTTACGCAAAAGACATAAAAAAATTACTATTATACTGTTCCATTAAAAATGACGACGATGATCAGCTCTATTACACTAAACTATTTCTTTCAACACCATATATTTGTCTTGATTACTTATGTGAACTTTTTCTTTGTTTAAATACCGAACATAAGCAAGACAATACTATTCTAGATAAAAGTAAATCTTTATTAAAAATAAATAGTAAATCTATCAATCATAACAACGCAGTTTATCCATGTTTTATACATGGTAATGGCGGTGAACTAATGAAAATAAAATTAAATAATTTAGGTAATTATTTGGTTAGTGGTAGACTGTATAATTCTACATATGGTTACAAAAATATTCAAAAAAATAAAAAAAATAAAAAATTAAATCTAATAATGTTTTTTCATATGACAGATGATAATTTGGAAAATGATTCAATATCCATAGAAAACTTTTTAAAAATAAAAATTCCTCAATATTTTGATAAAAAAATTGTTTATTTTAATCAAAATCAAAATAAAGTATCATCAAAATTATTATCTCATTCAGATTTTTACATTTCAAACAAAAATTTACAAAATATAAACAAAAATTCTAAAAAAATAAATTTTACAGAACTAAATGATTTATTAAAAAATTCTAATTATACTTTTTATATAAATTCTCGTACAATACTATCTAACACGGTTGATATTTTAGATGATCTCTTCATGGAAAATAAAAATATGGTCGGTCCCATGTTAAAAGAAAAAAATTCTCTTTTTAGCAATTTTTGGGGAGATTTAAATCAAGATAAATACTACGCTAGATCTTTCAATTATATAGATATTTTTAATTATAAAGAAAAAAGTTGTTGGGTAGTACCTTATTTATGGTTTTGTTTTTTGATAAAAAGTAATCTTTTTATAAATATTTTTAATGAAAATTTTATTCAAAATGTAGATATGAATTTATGTCAATCATTAAGAAAAAATAATATTTTCATAAACGTATTGAATACAAAAAATTACGGATCTTTACAACCTTCTTTACAAAACGTAAAAATAACAGACTACTCTTCTAAATCATGGGAACAAAAATATTTAGATAAAAATTTCTTAAATCTTTACAATAGTTCTCAACAATTATCTCAAATCCCTAAAAACCTAACACAAGAAATATCTAGAGATATTTGGAAAACAAAAATATTCACAAAGGAATTTTGTCAAGAGATTATAGACATCTCGGAATCAGATGATAATTGGTCAAAAGGCGGTGACAAATATTACGATAATAGAATTTCTAATTATGAACCTTATCCTACTCAGGATATACATTTAGAAAAATTAGGTCTAAAAGATATGTGGGAACACGTTTCTAAAAAATATATCTATCCTATCGTACAAAATATTTACGAGTATTATGCTAAAAAAATAAATATTTGTTTTGTTGTAAAATACTCAATGTCTGGTCAAAAACATCTAAAACCTCACCACGACTCTTCTTCTTTTACTATCAATCTATGTTTGAATAATGATTTTGAAGGAGGTGGTTGTAATTTTATAAGAAATAATTTTACAACAACACACAAAGACATTGGAAGTGTTATCATACATCCAGGCAGAATTACTCATAGACATCAAGGTTTACCTATTACAAAAGGTAATAGGTATGTTCTTATATCTTTTGTAAACTAACTAACTAATTTTATTATTTTTATAAATAACAAAATTATCTAAAAGCTTTACCAATCTCTCCCGCCATCAATCCAGCTGCATCGGCTTGTGCTATAAATTTACTCTGTGTTGCAAGATAATACCATACCCATGATATAACTACAAGTATTATACTAAATGCTATTAAAAATATAGATACTATCAATAACATTTTACTATCTATTATATCATGTGGTTCTTTGGGATCATACCATATCGTTATAGTTTGATCTTTACTAACTATACTTGATGTAATAAAATTATCTTTTGTATATTCTTTATCTCCTATCTTATAACTTAAACTTACTTTACAATTTTTGTTAGTATTATTACTATCATTATTACTTTCTACTGAAGAACATTCTTCAACTTTAGTGATAGTTGCTTTTACACTCTTCTTGTATTTTAACTGAGATACTAAAATTAAAACTCCTATAACTAACATTATAACCATTACTATACTTGTCATTACAGCACTAAATAATGCATGTATTCTACCTCCTTTAGCGGATACATCTCCAACATCTCTTAAAAGTTTATCACTGGGCATATTTACTATATAAAAATAAATAATTTAAAAAAATAATTTATTTTTTAGAAGAAGAAAACATACAAAAATGTTATTAAAATTTAGATATGATCAAGAAAAGAATGATGTATATCTAGAAGAATCAAAATCCGGTAAAAAATGTGAAATGATAGATATCACATCCGATCTCAGAACTAAATTATTAGATAAAAATGAAATGACATCTGATAAATTTAAAATAGACTCAAACGTTTACTTTATTAAAAAACCTCTATTTATAAAGTTAGCAAAAGCTCAAAATAGACCTAGTATAGACGCTCTCAAAATTTTATTTGAAAAAAAAATCATAATAATAACTGGTGAAAAATCATATGTTTTTTATAACGGAAAAGCTATAAATGTAGCTGAGTACGAAATAGATGTAGACGAAAATACTTTATCTACTCATAAAATAACTTAAAAGAATTTGTCTCTTGATGATAAAATGAGTTCCGATAAAACTTACGATATTACTAAAACAAATACTGTAATAGATTTAAATGAAAATTTAACTAATTTTTCTTGTGGTTTTAATATATCTATTGAAAATGGTGAAGATAAAGAAATTGAAGTCGCCGTAATAGATCCTATGGACGAAAATGAAGTAGAATACCAAAGATTAAAGGGAGGTAACTCTGGTAGCATTGAAAAAACCGAAGGTCCTTATAAAAGTTTTATGCTAGCTTTAAAACTACCAGAAGACTGTAAAGAAGAATCTCTTAAAGTTCGTGTCGCTACAAATGTTAAAAGTTTCGACCAACAACAAGATAATGATCAACAACAAGACAATTCGGATTTTATTGAATCAACTTTAGATAATTATGAAAATGATAAGAAAAAAATTAATTGGTTTAAAATTATTTTGGTCTTAATTATTTTAGCTATAGGTGGTTATATGATTTACTATTTCTATAAGAAAGATAATAAAAAATCTCCATACTCTTCAAGAAATTTTGGAAAATTTAACGATAACACAATAAATAGTTTCGGAAATCCCTCACAACCTTTCGGAACAATCTCCACTCCTACAAGCCCTTTTACTCACATGAAAAATACTCAACTCAATTCTTCTGAAATAACAGGAAAATCACCCACTTTTAATACTGTAAAAACTAAAGCACCAACTCCTTCTACTAAAGCACCCCTAAAAAAATCAAAAAATATTTTTGAAAAAATGAACGATATCGAATTATAAATTTATATGAAAAATCATATAAATTTATCTATAAAACTCTATATTATTTTTATCTATACTAGAATTTGGATTATACTCCAACGCTTTTTTACACCCTATCAATCCTTCTTCTTTTTTACCACAATAATACGCCACCACTCCTAAAATATGCCATCTCTGATAATCATAATAATGCTTATTATAATACAATAAACAATTAGGATAATCTAATTCACACGCCATACTTATAAAACTATACGCTAATCTCCACTTCTTCTTTTTTTGATAATATTTGGCTATCTCAACTAACGGCTCCGCCCTTTCTAAATACTCATACGCTTTTATAAACTCTAAAATAGCATCATACCATGTATACTTATTATTTAATTCTAACATAATATACCCGCTATTCATATACGACTGATAAACTTCTTCATAAAATCCATCCCTTCTTTCACTCCTCATCTTATAATACTTCAAACTGGACGTTTCGTCTTTTAATGCTTTATACGTCTGCGCCAAATAATAGATTGACCTACTCGTATTATTCTCTTCAACATCCTTTAAAAGTAACTCCTTATCTTTCTCAAATCTTAATAAACTTTTATCATTATCTCTACTTCTATCTTGCGTTATATACACAATTTCTGATGGTAGTTTACATATATATTTTAAATCATCATTTTTTGTATTATAAATATACTCATGAACTACTCCTTTATACCTCCAATCACACCTGTTTTTTATTAATTTTATGTTATGAAATGTATAATCATTCTCCTTTTTTGAATTAACTGTTAATTTTTGAGATACATAAAATCCTAACACTTTTTTACTATGATAAAATTTACTCAACACTACACTCATCATATCTATATCTTGGATTTTTACTTCATCGTTAGCATCTAATAATAATAGATAATCCGCTCCTGTCGTCTCTGCAAACTCTAAACACTCGTTTCTACTCTTTTCAAAATTTATAAATTCACTATACTTAACTTTCAAAATTATTCCATTCTCTTCACAAAATTTTGTTATCTTACTTACCGTATCATCTGTAGACCCCGTATCTAATACTATTATCATATCTACTACTCCTATAATACTATTCAGTGTATACAAAATATTCTTACTCTCATCTTTCACCATCATCACTCCCGCTGTTTTTATATTTTTTAATTCATTTATAAACTGAAAACTACACTCATCATTATCTATTAACGTTTGAAATAAATCACTTATTTCCTTATTACTGCTTTTCTCAATCATTTCATTATCACTAACATCATTTTCCATATACTTTATTTTTACTTTTTTTTGTAAAAAATAATTAGATAAAAATATACTCTCGACGAATCCTCTTGTGGAGATACTCATTATATCCTCACCCCCTCCACTCATATATTTTTGTACCCTATCAAAATATTTATAAATAGATTCATCGAACATACTCATACTAAAACAAACACACTTATTACTAAAAATACTCATAGATTCTGAATGTAATCGGTTTTTTGAAATAAGTGATATTCCTTTATTATCCAATTTTATATCATATCCATCATAACTCCATATATCATCATACGATGTATACTTAAATGTCGATATAATATCATTATTAAAATTATTTATCTCTTTTTCATCTAAATATATTATCCTAATATCTTTTCTTTCATCACTCTCTTCTTTACACAAATATTTATACACATCTACTACTCCATACACTCCTCTCTTATACTCTTTACACAAATTTATTCTGATTTTATTACTCCATATCGTCGGCAATAAAATCTTTTCAGTACTATTAATTACAACATACTCCGGCTCTATACTTAGATTTTCTATAAATTTATATAAATCTTCTAAAAAAGTCAACTTCTCATAGTTTAAACTTATTATATATTTCATAATTTTATTTTATATATAATAAGTTTTTAAATTATCATTGATAATCTTCACTCATATTATTACCTTGTCTCATTGCTGGTCCTCCTTTAAATCTTGGTGTAAATTGTGTTTCTTGTTCAAAAGTCGTATTGCTAGTTGCAAAAACTGTATTCTTTGTCTCTTGATTCAACATATTAACTACTGTATTATCATCTTTCATAAAATTAGCATTGTTAGGATTAACATGCTTATTTGTTGTTTTGATTCTAAATGACATTTTTATTATTGTAAATAAAACTTTTAGATCTTTTTATTCAACATTATCTATATCTTTATCCTCACCTCCTTCTATCATATTCTTTTGTTCTCCATTTGAAATATCAGGTACATCTATTTTTGTATTCTCAAATCCCTGCTGCATCTGCTCCATCATCTTATTCATATCTATACCTCCTCCTCCTTCTTGTGAAAGTCCTCCCATCAAATTACTCATCATGTTTCCTAAATCTGGTGCTGCTGTTCCATCTCCTCCTTGTGAAAGTCCTCCCATCAAATTACTCATCATATCTCCTAAATCTGGTACTGCTGTTCCATCTCCTCCTTGTGAATCTCCCATATTAGATACTAACCCGGTTACAGTACCCATAAGCTTTCCTAAATCAAGATTACCTTCTTGAAGATTCTTACTCATATCTCCAATCATTTCCGTAAATACTCCAGATTGCATTATAGATGTAACCGCTTCCATAGGATTCGAATTTGGATCTACATTCTTTTCAACTTTATCAATTATTCCTGAAATAAAATCAAATTCATTCCCTTCATCTTTCTTCTCACTGCTTTCACTATTCTTCTTAAGAATCTCCTTAGCCTTTCCTGCAGGATCTACCATAGCACTAATTGTAAGTATATGCTTCCAAACTGCTTCTGTAATATCATTTATCTCCTCTTTTGTTTCCTCTTTTGAAATAAGTCGGAATATATGCCCCATATCTATAGACACTAAATTAGAATACATAATAATATTACTACTCGACTCTTTCATCTTTTCACTATCTTTTGCATGTATAATACCTCTATTATCTACACAAAATGTTTTAAATGCTTTTATATGCTTCTTAATAGGTTCTACATTGTTAATAGTAGTCTTATCCAATAAACGCTTGTAATAAGCTAAACTTTTTTGCTTTTTCCCATATAGATCTGAAAGTTCTCCTACAAACTTTGATATACAGTTAAATGTAATAAGTTCAATATCTTCCATTTATTTTATATTTAATAAGTTTTAAATGGTTTTTATTTACAACAATTTAAAAACATATACCCATTTTATAAAATTATAAATGGTAATTATTGAAGACGGTCTAAAACTAGATTTCGATAACGTTTTGATAAAACCTAGAAAATCAGAACTATTCAGTAGAAAACAGGTACAGTTAAACGTGGAATACTCTTTTCCACACTCAGAATATAAATGGTCTGGAGTTCCTATAATGGTCGCAAATATGGATACTACAGGTACTTTTGAAATGGCTCAAGCTTTATCTAATCATAACGTAATCACTTGTATTCACAAACATTACTCTTTGGATGATTGGTCTAATTGGCTAAATAAAGTTCAATACGGTAATCCTTCTATTTATGATCGTATTTGCGTATCATCTGGTACTAGCAAAAATGATATACATAAATTATCTGAAATTCTAAACTTTCACCCAAACTTAAAAATGGTAATGTTAGACATCGCTAACGGCTATTCCCAACATTTCTTAGACGTCATTCAAGAAGTAAGATCCCTTTTTCCTGACAAAATAATCATCGCCGGTAATATCGTAACTCCAGAAATGACTGAAGATTTAATAAATAGAGGCGCTGACATAGTCAAAGGCGGTATAGGTCCCGGTAGCGTGTGCACTACAAGAAAGAAAACAGGTATCGGTTACCCTCAATTAAGTTGTGTTATTGAATGTTCTCAAGCTGCTCATCGTCTAGGCGGTCTCTTTATTTCAGATGGTGGTTGTACTTGTCCCGGTGATTTTAGTAAGGCTTTTGGTGCAGGAGCTGATTTCGTTATGTCGGGTGGCATGTTTTCCGGTCATGAAGAATCTGCTGGTGAAATCATAATTGAAAATGATAAAAAATTTAAATTATTTTACGGTATGTCAAGCAAAAAGGCTATGGATACTCACTCAGGTGGCGTCGCTGATTATAGAACAAGTGAAGGAAAAGTCGTAAAAATACCTTTCAAAGGCTCCGTTCAAAATACTATCCTTGATATTTTAGGTGGTATTCGTTCTACTTGTACTTACGTAGGAGCTGCATCTTTGGATAAACTATCACAGAATACTACGTTTATTAGAGTATCTAGACAACTGAATAATGTATACACATAAAAATAAAATGTTTTTATTACTTATAAAATTAATAAAAACTAATCAAAGAGATAACAATGTCTAATCAAACTTATACTCAAACTTTTAGTCCTAAAAATAAATTAATCGCCATCTCCGGTATTATAGGTGTTGGTAAATCAACCCTAACAGGAAATTTAGGAAAATACCTTAATTATGATATATATAATGAACCCGTAGACACAAACGAATATTTGGAAAAATTCTATAAAGACATGAACAAATACTCTTTTCCAATGCAAATATATCTTCTAAATCATAGATTTAGACAACACCAACAAATGGTTTGGTCAAATAATCACGCTATTCAAGACAGATCTATTTACGAAGACGTTATCTTCGCAAAAATGCTAAAAGAAGATAACATGATGGAAGACTTAGACTTTCAAACTTACGTTTCTTTATTCAATAACATGACAAACTTTCTTCATAGACCTGATCTAATCATATATCTAGACGTAAATCCCGAAATCGCTCTCCAACGAATCAAATTAAGATCTAGGGAATGTGAAAAACAACTCCCTCTAGATTACCTAAAACAACTAAAAGCAGGTTACGAAGATTGGCTAAATGATGTCGAAAAAAGAATCCCTGTACTCCGCATAGATTGGAACGAATTTAAAGATACTGAATTTGTCGCTAATTTGGTAAAAGAAAAATTAGGTAATCTTAACTACGGTCTAACTCTATAATTTTATTTTGTACAAAATAAAATTATAAAAATTTACTTTCTCTTTTTATTATGAAGCCAAAGTACTAAACATATTGTAATTTATATCTCCATCATTATTAGTATACTGATAACTATCAGTTTTATATGTATTTATTATACCATTTACTTTAGGATAATCCATATATGTTTTATGTATTAATACAGTATGAATAGTAACATTTACATAATTAAATGAAGCAGCACACACCGTTTTAAATGTTGAACCAAGAGGAGCGAAACCATATGCACTTAGTTCAGGAAATTGATTCCAAGAATGCCATATACCACTTTCTACTTGTTTCCTAAACATATTTACATTTTGAGCCCATGAACGTCCTTTTACTAATTCAACATCATTGTAATAATAAAAAACATCTTGACCACTATCAGTCCAAACATTAGAAGTTAAATAATATCCTATAGTATAATTACTTGGATCTGGATTAAAATGTCCTACATGTCCAAATTTATAATTATTATCGTCATAACCAGTTGAAATAATTGTTGTATCTGGTGTTCCAATTGTTCCTGACCCAGATTGATAATCAGATATTACAGTAGATCCTATATACATAATTTTACAAAAATTCAAATTATTTATTTTTAAATTACCCTTAATATATGCATCTCCATCAACTTTTATATTACCATTTACTTCTAATTTTTGATCGGGGTCTGTTGTTCCGATTCCTACATTGCCCGATGTATCTAATGTTAAACCTACATTACTATTTACGTAAAGAGTGTCTGTATTTAAACTATCATTTGTTTTATAATATATACCCAATTTATTATCAACAGTAGGTCCAAAATGATGAAATACCCAATTTTTTTGAATTCCTCCTGATGATCCTGCATTCGATAATGCGATTAAACTTCCCGCTGAACTACTATTTGGAGATATGATCTGTAATCTGGCCTCTGCACTTTCAATTAATAAAGTAGTGAAATTTTCAACTACTTTATGTGGAACTGCATAACTTGAAATATGCAATAAGGTTTGAGGACTTGTTGTTCCTATTCCTACATTTCCAGTTGAACCTGATAATATCATTTTATCAACATTATTACTTCGAAAATAAATATTCCTGCCAGATTGACTATTCAAAAAGGTGTTTCCAGTAGCGCTCTGTTGAAGAGCATAACTTGTTGTTCCAACTTGGTCAAAATGAGAAAATGCAGCATAATCACTATGGCCCACATAACCAATATGGGCCGTTCCTATTATTGCACTATTATTTGTGTTGGGATATACTTCTAATTTTTCTGTTGGATTTGTCGTTCCTATTCCTACATTTCCAGCATTATCATAACATATACTTGGTTCAATATCATAAGATGTTCCTGTAGACATTAATGTATGACTTGATGGTATATATATATCTTCTACATTTACAGATGATACATTAGAACTATATGATATATTAATATATGATTGTTTATGAGTAATTGCAACATAAATATGATATTTTTTAGTAGAATTATCATATTTATACTTAAACTCAGGTATACCTTGAAGTAAAGTATATGTATCATATGTTCCATCTGAAACTGTTTTATGTTCTAATATAAACTTATTATTACTAAAAGTTTGATTTTGTGCATTCCATGATAATGAAAAATGTAATTTTGTTGTTAATATATTTTCACTATAATAACTAACACTTCTTTTTCCTAATATTTCAATATCAATACTTCCTGCATATTTTCTGCTAGTTACTGTTGAAGTTGTATTTGCAAAAATTTCTAATAAAACTATATTTGATGTGATTGATGTACTTGTAGTATTTGAAATATCAATGCTATCAGCTATTATTTTTTTATTAGGGGTTAAATTAATTTTAGAAGAAGTTAATTCAGGTATAACATTTCCACCAAGTGATTCTGTTAATGTCGGTTCAGTTCCATTTATTTTATAAAATCCTGGTCTTGTAAAATATATTTTACTTCCAATACTAGTTGAATAATATAAATATGCTCTATGCCTTTGTATTGTAGAATTCTCTTCCATCATAAAATTAGTATGTGTTCTTACTTTATAACCAGTTGATAAATGATATATTCCTCCTATTGTTGAAGGAGAACTATAACCACCTGATTTATATGGCAATATTACGCCTACACTTACATACCACTCATTAAGAGTATAATTAGTAACATTTGATCCAGATACAAAGTAAGGATTATATTGTATAGTTCCATCTATGTTTAAACAGTCATGACAACCATGATAAAAGGATCCATCACTATTATTTACAACTTTAAAGTATACTACAGACATATAACCAAATTTTGAATTTACATTATAAATATAATAATTCCAACCGCCATCAGCATTGTTAGTTGTATCTAATGAAGTGGCTTCCCAAACATAATCATAGTCTCCAAATGGACCTATATCATTTACACGCATACTATTTTCTCCAGATGTTGTTTGATTTAAAGTATATTTTCCAATTGAATCTGTAATTGTACCACTTGATTGCGTCCTCCATATATCGGTGTCCATTAAATTATTTTTTGTATTATTTGAAAATACATTATCTGCTAATATATTTCCATTTACTTCTAATTTTTCATCTGGGTCTGTTGTTCCTATTCCTACATTTCCTGAACTTGATATTCTCATTTTATCACTACCTGCAATTCTAAAAAATAGATCCTGTCCAGATACACTACTTAATACTGTTGCTCCTGTACTTGTTTGTCTTAATGCACAAGATGAAGCATTACCTATATAATTAATATGACCAAATCCAGCATCGGCATTGACTCCGGCATACCCAATGAAAGCATAACCAATTCTTCCACTACCAATATTTGATCCTGGATGAATTTCTAAGCTAGTTGTTGTATTTGTAGTACCTACTTGTATAGTTTTATCACTTTCAAGATGAACATTTCCAAAAAAATTAACATGATCACTACCATAACTATATTGAAATACTTTACTTTCAGTTCCATTATCTCTTCTAAAAAATGTAATAGTATCATCAGAATAGATGGTACTAGGAGTACTATCACCACTATATAAAAATCCTCCTCCATGGAGAATAGATTGTCCAACAAATACCCTACCAGTACCTTGTGAAGTTTCTCCATATAAATTTAAAGATGCTGTTCTACTATCATCTGCTTTAATAGTTAATGTTGTATCAGCTGTTACTGGACTTTCAATAGTTACATCACCGTAAAATCTAGCACTTTTATCATTATTTAATACTAATGAAGAATTATTATTTTGATTTCCTGTATAGAATGTTAAACCACTCAAATCATCTCCATAAATTTCACCATGTTGTATTTTTAATCTCTTACCATTATTTTCTAATCTAAAATTATTACCAACATTTAATACTCCACCAATGTTAGTATTTTCAGCAATACCAACACCACCATCTACAATTAAAGCACCAGTAGTAGTACTTGTTGAAGTAGTTGTATTATTAATATTAGTAGCACCAGTAACATCAAGTGTTCCACCAATGTTAGTATCACCTGTTATATTTGTTGTACCATTTACATGTAATTTAGAGGTTGGATTTATTCCGATGCCAACATTTCCATCAATATCAATCTTAAATATCTCTTCCCCTGTACTATAATCTCCTTTAACATGACTTCCCCCTTTGAAAATTTTAAACCCACTATTTCCTCTAATATATATTAAACCATCTTTATCTATCCCTACACCATGATTTGTACTAAATAAGTTGATTTTTTGGTTATAATTATCGTTATCAACATATAATTCACCATTAGATATTGTAACATTATCATTTAATTTTATAATACCTGTTCCTGTTCCACCAATGTCTGGATTAGTAGAAATTATTTCAATATCTCCGGTATCATTTTTTATCGTATGACCATCTATATTTATATCATCTACATTTATTTCTTCAAAATCTCCACCTCTTGAAAAAGTTATTGTATTCCCCCCTAATGAATCACTTGTTATTGTCATTCCCGATCCAGCTACTAATGTCAATGTATCTGATGAACTATCTGCTACTACATCATCTTGTCCATTTATTGAAATCTTTTCAAACGATTTTACTACAGGAATATTACCCCACTCTAACCCATTTCCTTCACTATTAACTTTTAATATTTGTTCAGTTGTACCTAATAAACTTACTCCTGTTCCTCCATTACTAATACCTAATACTCCTGTTATTGAATTATTCCCTAAATCTAGTCCTAATTTTGTTGATTCTATCATCAATCCTCCTTCAGATTTTAAATCTACACTTAACTCGTTACCATTTTTACTTATACCATCTCCTCCTTCTATCTGTCCTGCTCCTGAAAACTGAGTCCATGTAATATCTGTACCACCTACTATTACTTCAGATGTTTGTGTCATTACATATCCATGACTACCATTTAATATACCATCCGTTACAAATACAAAATCTCCTGCTTTTATTTCATTAGGTTCATCAAAATCACTACTTCTTGTCCATCCTCCTTCACTACTTACATCGTAAACTCCATTTTCTGTCTTGTCTTCTTGATCTTTAACTAAAATTCTATCTCCTTCTATTGTTTCTATTCCATCTATTGTTTGTGTTCCACTTAATGTAATATTTTCAGTTGTAGCTAAACGACACGATTCTTGAATATGTAACCCTTCCGCAACAGTATCTACATAAGATTTTGTCGCTGCATCTTGAATATCTATTGGATCTGATACATTTTGTATTCTATTATTACCTATATTAACTTCTTTTTCACTGTTAATCGTTATCCCATTCAATGACGTCAAGGTTTTATTACTTAGTGTCTGCTCACTAGTTAACTGTACTATATTATCATTTTCTATACTTAATATTTTAGTTGCGCTTGCTGCATTTCCTGTTGTATCTTGATTACCTGTTGTATTAACACCTGGTAAATCAATATCAGCTGTACCATCAAAGGATACTCCTCCTATATTTCTAGCAGTTTGTAACTTACTTGCGCTTTCTGCATTTCCTGTTGTATCTTGAGTACCTTGAATATTAACACCTGGTAAATCAATATCAGCACTACCATCAAAGGATACTCCGCCAATATTTCTAGCAGTCTGTAACTTACTTGCGGTTGATGCATTTCCTGTTGTACTTTGGTTACCCATTGTATTTACACCTGGTAAATCAATATCAGTACTACCATCAAAGGATACTCCTCCTATATTTCTAGCAGTTGTTAAACTTGCTGCTGAACCTGTTGTATTACCTGTTCCTCCATACTCTATAGGTATTATATTAGCATTCCATGAACCAGTTGTTATAGTTCCTAATGTTACTATATTTTCTGTTCCTGAAAAATTTTCAAGTTGCGATGATTCAATTAACTCATCATCTTCTAATTTAAATTTCCATTCTTCATTAATTTCATCATATATCAATGTGTAATTATCATATAATGTTTGCTTAGATACTGGTACTGAATTTATTTGAGAAGCGTTAAACATCTCTTTATCAGCTCCTGACTGATCTACTATACCTGCATTTATAGTATTATTAATCTTCATTTGTAATTTAAAATGATTTTATTATTCATTATATATTTTTTAATATCATATTTATGCCAGAATTAACGCTTCTTATCATATCTTCTACTATATTATTCACAGCTTTTAGAAAAATAAATTTAGATAAAGTTGTATATAATACAGGCATACTTTATGAAAATTATCGAGACGGTTACGGTCTATCTTTAAAAGAGGGTTATCCCTATTAATTTATCCCTTAATATAGAGATTTATATAAATCTCTATATTTCATTTATGAGCTTGTTAAAATAATCACTTCTTCATTACTTTCTTCATTATTTTGTTGATCGTTATTCTGTTCTTCTTGATTCTTTTTATTTTCCTGATTAAGTATATCGTTTACATGACCTAATATCAATTTGTCTATCTCCCTAAAAAAACGATTGATTGAATTTATATCAGACAAACTTTGAATATCTAATACCGGTTTTATGTATTCATCAAAATCTTCAGTTCCTTTATCCTTTATAAAATCTTGTTTCAATACTACCAATCTTTTATGCAATT